ATGAAGGCACTGGAATCCGACATTATGACTTCCAGGGTATCAGATTACCGTCGGTGACCACAATACTTGCAAAGACAAAGAATCAAGAGTATTTAACCGCTTGGAAAAATAAAGTTGGACATGAAAAAGCAGAATCGATTAAGAATCTATCATCAAAGCGGGGGACTGCCATGCACAAATTCTTGGAGTCTCATATCACACGAGTTGGCTACGATGATCTTACAGAGATCGGATGCCAGGCGAAGCCCATGGCCGAAAAAATTATTGAGATGGGTCTTACATCTATTTCGGAATACTATGGCTCAGAAGTTATGCTACATTACCCTGGGTTGTATGCTGGGAGTACTGATCTCGTATGTATGCATAATGGTATGGAAACTATTGTAGATTTTAAGCAGGCTAACCGACCTAAGAGAGAAGAGTGGATAGAAGACTATTACGCACAGATTGCAGCCTATGCCATGGCTCACGACGCCTATTATGGCTCTACCATTAGACAGGGGCTTATAATGGTCTGTACGCCAGATTTATATTATCAGGAGTTTCGGATCACGGACCATGAATTACGGAGCTGGAAGCACAAGTTTCTTAAAAGATTGGACCACTATCATGAGCTCATATTTGATGAGAAAGAGCAAGTAAAGGTCAACACTACTGACCTACTTAAAGAATTTGAAAGAGACACCTCCAAGGACCCTTTTAAAGGAACCAGTATTGAAGGAAAAGATTAATGACAACAGATTTTACAGTTAGGGGCAGAGAATATCTAACAAGGATTGGTGAGTTCTTGACCCAAGTCAGCAGGATGTCTCTGATTCCCTTGATCGCTCTATGCGATCAGTTTTCATCCGTCCTGCTGACATCACCGTTAATGGGCCCAAATATGGCTAAAATAAGGCAGAAATATGGCAAAAGAAAGACAGACAGACACATATAGTAATCTCACAGAAATAAATGACTTTATTTATTTTTTTTCAAATCAAAATAATGTGTCATACGGTCAGAAAGATAAAAAACATAGTAAAATCAATATGAATTTAAGCAAAATAGTGACATATTGTGTGACATTTCATTTTTTAGAATCTGTCAATATGTCATTCTCTAGGGGGGTAAGCAAACTATTGTGTGTTTTTGAAACCTATCTATGCTCCCACATCCCTATATACAAGATTTACAAAGGAGAGATTTGTAGATATATTCAATCGGAGACACAACCCTAGATACTATTATGCCAAAGAGAAAACCCAAAAAAAGAAGACCAACAGTGAAGAGAAGAATTGCAAAATCTATTCAACCAGACAATATTCCTTACGCGAAGGTAAGAGTTGAATGGATTGATATCTTAAGCGATAGTGGTTGGGCTGATGATAGAGCTTTTAATAAGATGAAGTTAGCTTCTCCTATTAACGAAGGTTGGTTATATAATAAGGATAGGTTTGCTATTAAACTGTTTGCGTCTTATGATCGGGAAGAGGATGGCTCTTTGACTTTTGGGGATCGGACAATGATTCCTTTGGCTTGTGTGAAGAAGATGGTGAGACTTTAGGTGATTCAATCACTTCCCCTTCAATCTGCTTTGCATTTAGAAGAGGTTCGTAGTCGTCTAAAATTTGTTTCATTTTTGCTTCTAGTTGTTCTTCTGTTAGGTCCTCTAGTTTACCTGTTTTTATTATTTTGCGTTCTATGTATAGTCCTGCTGCCTTGCCACGATTGGTTTCAGCGTTTACTGCAGAGGAAAATGAACCCTTCTTCAACGCTAGATTTTTAATTCTATCTAATTCAGCTACATGGCCATCATAAGTGACAGCATGCTTTCTGAGTCTTTCTTCTCTTAATTGTCCTATGTACCTTACTACTAATGGAGACAGTCTAGGATTCATGAGCTCGGATCCTTCTTGTCTTGATCTGTTATGACTGTAGCCAGCTAGTTTAGCTGCTTCTCCCTGTGATACAGGTCCATCAGCTCCCCCGAATATTATAAATTCAGCGAATCTTTTTTGCATTTCTGTCAGTCTTTTTGGAACTCCCATATTGACATTTTAAGGTAACTATCATATAATGTCAACAATGAAAGATGATCTGGAAAGAGCTAGTGATGCTACTTATGAAGATGAACATACGTCTAGGCGCACTGTTATTATACCTCTTAAGGAATATGATGAGCTTAAAGCTCAACAGTCTTCTATTAAAGATCCTTCTTTGATTGCTATAATTGATAAGATTGAAGAATTAATAAGAGCATTAAGGAAACATATTATAAGAAAATGACAGAAGAACTAGATTTAACGTTGTTAATTGAACAACACAAGAAAGAAATTTGGGAATACAAACAAAAAGAATCTAAATGGTTGGAGGATAGAGTTTTATTGGATGGAACTAAAAAATTGGTAGATAAATTATCTGAAGAGTCACAAGCTCGTGTTAAACAATTAGATGAGTCATTAGCTAATGCATTAGAAATTAACGAAAATCATCAAAGATACAATGGTAAACTTCAAAGACGAGTAACTGAATTAGAAGAGGATAATAAGAAGTTGGCTCATCAAATAGAGGATAAAGTAAATCAAATTAGAAAGTCGGGATTGTAATGTACGTAAAACATTTAATGGAATATCTTGAAAAATTTGTTGATAATAAGAAAGGTAATGCTATCCAAAATGCTACAGTTTATATTCAAAAAAATGATACTATGCATGAAATTCAAAAAATTGAAGTGTTAGAGAACAATATTATTGGCCAACCCTCTATATTTGTCTTACTGCGAACTCTCGAGGATGGTAAAAAAATGCCGGATAAGTTTGTAAAAAATATATTATAATGCACGAGGTTGTAACCTCGATAAAGACATGGGTCCAGAGGCAAAATTATATCAAAAACTTCGTAAAAATTCTAAGGGAATTTCATGGATTAGACTTGAAAATCTTAGCTCTCTTGGTACTCCTGATCTATTGGGCTATAATGATTCTGGCCACTTTTTCACAGTAGAATTAAAAGTTACAAAGGGTAAAAAATTAAGATTTTCTCCGCATCAAATTGCGTTTCATGTTAAGCATCCACACAACACATTTATCATAGCCGAGGCCCTCGGTCCTCGAGCATCAAAAACTTTTCCAATATCCATGTACCGTGGTTCACGGATCCGGGAACTGGCTAGGGATGGCTTGAAGCTTGAGGCTTGTAGCTTGGGGCTTGAAGCTTGTCGCTTGGAGCTTCTGTCAATATGACATATTGACGCACCACCACATCTTGTGTCAATGCGACATATTGTCGCAGCTTGGCGCTTGGAGCTTGGAGCTTGATGCTTTTGTCAATAGGACATATTGACGCGCGGCAATTTGCCGCACGTCTTGGAGAACTAGTGTTTACCATAAGTTATATTTGATGTATTTCTATCCCAGCATTGTCTACAGCTCTTGCATTCATTGCCTTGATCAGCGGCTGGACATGTTTTGCTCTTCGTTGATACAGTACTAGTCCATGGCCATGCCTTAGAGCTGGGCCCATCGATCATGGTCCCAGATACTCTTATGCATAGATTTTTTGGAATTTTTTCTTTTTCTATTTTTTGTACCCATGGTTCACGAGTCGGCAGCCAGTGTTTAGTATCCGGTGTGCTGGCGCATACTTTAAAAATTTTGTGTAAATGATCAATATCTCTTACGTCTCCGGAATCATGCCATCTAAACCAGGGATGGTCCTTGACCAATACAGTCATGGCCTCGGTCCATTGTTCATGGTTCAGGCTCTGATATCTCTTCTCTAAGGCATTTTGTACATTCCGGAAGACATAACGTCCCTTTAATGCATAGCAGCCAGAGCATACAGAATTTTTAATTTTTCTAAGCTTAGATCCAGTTTTGCACCTTATGGCCGGCAGGTTATACGCCGGCCCAGGCATCTTGGATGGTTTGCTTAAACCGCCAGTGATTTTATGTGCTTCTTTTTTTAACACTTGGCTCCATGTCTTTTTTAACTATACGCAAGATCTCTTCAATTGCATCAGCTATTCTTTTTAATTGTGTTGTATCCATTTATATCCTTTTGTTGTCATATATTATATATGACAATTATGGCAGAATTATGGCAATTCGTGTCAAGAAGCGATATGACGCGCGACAATATGTCGCAGGCGCTTGGGGCTTGGGGCTTGAGGCTTGGGGCTTGGATCAGGCCTACCAGACCACTGGCCATTATTTAACGTCCGGATTTTAACCCTGACACCTGATCCCAGACCCATCGGCTCCGCGTAGTGCACAATAGCTACCAATGGATCAGGGATCAGTTCTGGGGAGTGTAGGATATGATTGTTAATTTAACAATTCCACCTTCCTTGCCCAGAAGTTGTCCCTATTGAAAGCTAGTGAACTAAATCACCAGATTCAAAATCTTCTACGAAACTGCTTTGCATTTGGTCATGAGCCTCACGCAATTCTCTCTCATTCCTTGCGTCCTCAATTCCTTGCTTTCGTCTTAAGACTTCAGTTTCGTAGTTTTTTTCATCTTGTTTTTGTCCGAAGGATTTACTGTGTTTGTACTTTAAACCCATTCGCCAAGGTCTGTTTATTTTTTTAATCATGATATGATTATAAATGATAATTGAGGCAACATTGTGGCAATTTGAGATTTATTTAAAGTTATCCACAGCCACTACATCTTGTGTCAAGAAAAAAAGTGTCGCTGCGACAATATGTCGCACGCCCTGCGTCAATTTGTCATTTGACTTTTTAGTTCATATCATATATAATGTATGACAGAAATGGAGAAAACAAATATGGCAAAAGCAAATGAGCTAAAACTATATCAGCGTGAACACTTCCAAAAGAAGATTGAAACGAAGTTAGAACCTGAAATAGAACG